GGCTGACACAATGACACTCGACCCAATGCGGGTCGACAGCATCCACAGCACTAACCAAGAGACGAGGGCTGACTTACCGATGCCTCGCCCAGATGCGACCGCTGTTCTGAGCGCGTCCATGTCGAGCTGCCCTTTGTTTGTCTTGATGTGCGTGGCGATCCTGCGCAGTATCTTGCGCTGCCAGGTGCGCGGGCCTTTGAACTTAGCGAGCGGTGTGTTGGGCTGCCCCCACGGGAAGGCGAACAGCACGAACGCCTCGGGATCATCTGCGAGCTGTGGCGCCCACAGCCGGGTCATCAGTAACTGCTCGCCCTCGGCGTCATAGATCGGCTGTTGCGCCATTAGTTAATCCTGCGGCTGCGGGTAACGTAATTCGGTCGGGCCAGCAAACGGGTTCAGCCCGCGCTCCAACCGCGAGATGGCGTGCGCCTGCGCCTTGCGGTAAATCCCTTCGGGGATTTGCTCGTCATCTTTCAGGTTTTTCAACAGATTCAGCTCGTCCTTAGTCAGCGTCGGCACAACCAGCGGGTGCGACACCAGCTTGCCGTTGTAGTCAAACGCCGACGACAGCTCAGTCATCTTGCCGCCCGTGGCCGTCGGAATAGCGCCCATAAAACCTTTGCCCTTGGGCAGCACCAGTTCGTCCAGACCAGACTCCCCAGCGTAACGCATACCGTACGGCGCCAGCCCGATTAGGTTGTTAGCTGGCGTGGACGCGAGTTTGTTGTTTGGCATGTTCTAGATACTCCGGCTTCTGTTCCGTGATCAGCCCGTCGATGACGCGGGACTGCGCCTGTTGCAGCGCCTGGGTGATACTGATCTTGTTCGTGACGTCGACGCTGATCTCCTGACGCGCCGTCCAACCGTGGGCGTGCTGCAGGATCGCTAACGCCGCCTTGGCGTCACCATTACGGGCGGCGTCGTGCAGCAGCGCAGACGCCTCCAACTCGCCGTCAGCGCGCCCCTTCTGCTCAGCCATCGTCGCTACCGGATCCATCTCGCAGAGGTGCCGGTACTCCTGCGGCAACATGCCTGCAGCTAACGCCAGTGTGTCGCCCTTCAGTCCGAGCTTAGCTGCGTCGTAGATGGACTGTAGGCGCGACTCCGTGGCCTCTAGTTTGCGAACCGTCAGCGGTAACGAATGTATACCCATGCCTGAATAGTAGCGGGTTTTTTAAAAAAATAAAAAATTTTGTGCAACACCTCCGTGGACGTGACCGGCCGGCCGCGGACCCCCACCCCCCTGCCTCGAGCTGGTTGCCAAAAAGCTAACGGATTATGTCAAATAGGGTCAAGCTATTAGCCAGGCGTGAAACATAGCAGACTAGTGTTCCACAAAAACTTATTTTTTGTAAGGTTATGGGTGTGGGTCACGCACATTGTCCACACGAACCGGCGGCCGCGCGGACGTAAAAGTGTTATCAAAAAAGAACCGAATCTGTGGATAACTTTTGACCGGACAAAATGTTGCCAAAAAGCTATGTGGACAATGTGGACAATCTACAGAGGGGAAAAAAATCGCGGCGCGTGCGAGAGCGCACACGTGGCCGGACAATCTATTACCATATAAATAACATTTTTAAGTTCCTATAGTTCAGTCAATTTTATTGTCCACATTGTCCACAAATAGCCAAAAGCCGCACCGTCCCTTGAATGTGACGTGGACAATCGCGGCCGTTTTCGTTGTCCACACTCTTGTCCACGCAGTCCACAAAAAACCCAAAAAAAGTGTAAAAGATTCCTTGACATTTCCGATTCAGTCACTATAATGGTTTCAGCAGCAAAACATTGTCTTACAGATTAGCTGATTAAATTTTAGGCAGAAGGGCAAAAAATGAACACCAAGCAAGCAAAAACACTCGAAACGGTAGCGACTAAAAACTGGATTGAATGGAAGCTTGGCCACCGTATTGACGGCGAGCTCGAGTTCAAGGTTCAGGAACTCGGCGATAAGGTTTATGTCTTTGCGAGTAACGTCGACTCCATTCAATGGTTTCAAAAGCACGTAATGATTCAAATGCTCATCGGCATTCGCGGCGGCGTCAATCAACTGAAGTTAGTTAGCTAAGAGGAGAAGTTATGCAAGACGAAAAAACAGTCTACGAAAACGGTAGCGTAGCTATTATCAAAATTTCAAGCTACGGTTTTCGTAGCAATACGCTAAGCAATAGTTGGCATGTAATGTATGACGGTAAATTTTATTGGAGCTGTACTCGCTTGAAAGATGCAAAAAAGATCGCGGCGCAACTGTCTATGAATGGAGCTTGATATGAGCGATAAACCAACAATTCTCGAAATGCTCGGCGGCGCGCTCGGCGCGCTGATCATGTGGGCCTTTTTCTACGTTTTGTTTTCTTTTTAACTTTTCTCAAAAGTGATCCGACCATGAAAACATTTGATTACATTCAGGATCCAGGCCACGGCTGGATCAAAGTACCCGTTGCGCTATTGCTCGAATTGAATATCGCCGGCGACATTTCCGCTTATTCATATTACCGCGACGGGTTTGTGTATCTTGAGGAGGACTGCGACGCGGCCAGATTCATAAATGCATATAACGCACGATTCGGCGCGGATCCGAAACTGCGTAACCGCGTCGCGCGCGAGCGCCGGTCAAAAGTCCGCGAATATCTCTGCTACACGCCGGCGATCGCGGCCAATATTGCACAAGGGGCCGCGCAATGAAAACCGTACATTTAACGCTGAAATCAGCTAACGTAAAAACCGGCCCGATACCTGTTTCGACGACGTCGGCCCTATCGTGTCCGAGCGCGTGCCCGCTTAAAAGCGGCGGTTGTTACGCCGACGGCGGCCCGCTTGCGCTGCATTGGCGCGCTGTCACGGCCGGCGAGCGCGGCCTGGATTGGCAAAGTTTCTGCGACGTTATCGCCGCGCTACCGGTCGGCCAATTATGGCGTCACAATCAAGCCGGCGATTTACCAGGCTTAGACAATTCGATTAATCCGGCCGCGCTCGAAATGCTAGTCAACGCCAACGCCGGCCGCCGTGGCTTTACTTACACTCACAAGCCGGCGACGGCCGACAACCTGGCGCAGATTAAAGCGGCCAATGCGGCCGGCTTTACTATCAATTTATCGGCCAATGATTTGACGCACGCCGACGCGCTCGCCGATACCGGCGCCGGCCCCGTCGTCACAATTCTACCGATCGACGCCGGCGCTAAAAACCGCACGCCGGCCGGCCGCCTGGTTGTCACGTGTCCCGCGCAGCTGCGCGACGATATTAGCTGCGCGGATTGTCAATTGTGCGCGCGCTCGGATCGGCCGACGATCATCGGATTTTTGGCCCACGGATCCGGCGCCAAAAAAGCGGAAAAAGTATTTTTCATGCAAAAGGCGGCCTAATATGAAAACGATCACAGCGAAATATGACGGATTCTGCGCGGCCACTGGCGCGCGCATATTGCCAGGGGATGTTATCCAATGGGCGCGCGGCCGCTCGGTGCTATTGGAGCGCAAAGCGGCCCGAATCGATACCGTGACGCTGATCGGCGAGCATGGCCCGCGTGACTATTACCGCAACGCGCGCGGCCGGTGTATCGACGCGCCTTGTTGCGGTTGCTGCACAATCTAAACTTAAACGGAGGGTAAACAATGGGTAAATTAAAAGAGGCGCTCATCGGCGCTCAGGAAACGGCCGCGCTCAATGGCACGAATGAAGCATTACTCTGGCGCGCGCAAGCGGCCCTAGCGGCCGCGCTCTATAACATGGGCGAGCCTGACGAAGGCCTGGCAAGCGCCGAGCATGCGCTGCAGCTGCTGAATACTTACTTGATGGAGGTCGAATTATGCAAACGATAATTATCGACGGCACCACGTACAAAGTGAAATTTGATCGGGACCCTATCGAGCTCGCCAAAGCGGCCCGCAAGCCGTACAAGCCAAAGAAACCCAAAGATATCCGGAAATTTCCGCACCGCGCAGACCTCACCACGGCCGAATATGTGCGGCAATTCGACGAATTGAACAATTTGACGCGCGTCAAGTATGACAACCTCAATTTCGGCAATACCGCGCAGTACGACTCCACAATCCCACTATGCGAGGTTTTTTAATGATGACTGACACCGCTGCAGTAACCGGTTCTAACGGCCGTTCCTATGCCCATTATCTCGAGCGCGTGGAGCAGGAGCTCGGGGACGTACAGCTGACGTGCTGGTATGACTTCGAACCGGCAGACCCGAGCGTGGGCTGGCCAGCCACCGCTTGGCTGATCCGAGCTCACGTACGCGGTGATTCGACTGACCTATCTGAGCTGTTGCGCGACTCCGCCGTAAAAACGCTTGAGGCGGACGCGGCCGATTATCTGTCGGGGGGCGGCTAATGTTTGCGCTGTTAGGATTACTACTTGCGGCCGCGCTCGCCATTGTGCTAGGTTTATAGCGCGCGCCACTCTCCCGCGCGTTTTACCCTTTGACCCGCCTTTCGGCGGGTTTTTCTTTATTTGACCAAGCGAACGGCGGCCGGAACCGGTACTTGCTCCACCATGCGCCTGAGTTCTGATTTCGGTGTATCGGCCATCTCAGGCGCGCAGAATATGTGCTTTTTGGCGTCATACTCGCGCGACTTTAAGCGCCCCATGTCGACCCATCCCGCCTCTTTGAGCGCGTGCAAGAGCGCCGCCTGCGGTATCTTCACCCCTGACGGCGCGCCATGCACAATACGCTCGCAAAGCGCGTAGAACGGGCTCGCGACAACGCCTGTCGAAAACTCACCCAAGCGCGCGCGCATCATGTCCACAAGGTACGATTCAGCGGTGGAGCGCCCTTGTTCGACCATGATCATTTTCGCCTCAGTCAGCGGTGGCGCGGCCCCTGGGTTGAATCGTGACACGTCCCGCTGATAGAGCCATCCTGCGGCCGTGGCCACGCCACCGGCGGCGTACCAATCCCATATCGCCTGCGCGTCACGCTCGGCCATTCTCGGCGCGTCTGAGTAGGTGACGAACCAGCGCCGATCGTCCGACGGCAACGATAGCGGCACGCGCTCATTCGAAAAAGCAAGCACGAAAATGCGGTTCAGCGCCTGGTACGGGTGCAGGCCCTTGCGGTTCACCTGCAGGAACTCGGGCGGCGCAGCGATGATCGGCTTTAGATGGTTCTCGAGCGCCCGGCGATCCTTGGCCTCGGCCTGTCGCAGCTCTTCGAACACCATTACCTCAGACTCGAGCGCGTAGCCCCACT